AAAGATTACCTATACTGACTATGACAAGTTTACTGCTGACGCAATCCTGAGTCAGGCTGCAAAAGCAATTGGTTTTTCACAGGGACCATTTGCCCAATTCGGAGAACAAGACCTTGCTGACTTTTACGAGAAGTTAACAGAGGCCGCGAAGGCTAGTGGTAAGCAAACCAAAGTTGTAGTTCGTCCAGATGGCACAGAAGAAACAATTATCAGTGGTAGCGCCTTTGATGCTAACGCTTTTGCTAAGAACTATCTATGGGCCAAGGTTAATATCGGAGACCCAAAGACTTTGCCTATCTCGGTTATAAATCAGATTGATTCATTGAGGTCAATAGTCAAGGCCAATGGCCTAGGCTACCTTAGCGATAAGGAACTTGCTAACTATGCGGTTCAACTGAGCAAGGGTGAAGTTGATTTAACCAGCCTGCAAAAAGAATTCAATGCTAAGGCTGCAGAACTTTATCCACTATTTGGTGACCGTCTTAGAGCAAACCCTAGCCTTACAGTTTTAGATTTAGTGCAACCTTATATAAGTCGAATGGCTAAATGGTGGGATATTGACCCATCAACAATTGATTTAGATAACCCAGATTTAGATAAGTTCATTCGTCCAGATGGAACAGCAGGTAAGGCCCAAATGGGAAGCCTTGCTGACTGGGATAATTATCTTAAGTTGCATCCCAAGGCTGATGGAGCAACTTGGGCTATAGAAGGAGCGCGTGATTTAGCAACAGGCTTTGCTCGCATTTCAGGATACGGAGTATAAATGGCAGAAACACGCGAAGAAAAATTAGCAAGATTAAAAGAAGAACGCGAAGCCAAATTACAAGAAATGGCGGCTGCCAGGCTAAGCACTCGTGCTGCTGCTGTTGACCCAGAAGCCGCAAAATATTATGGAGTAACTCCTACTCCCGTTAAAGTTGGCGCAACAACTCAAGAACGTGTGGAAGCATTAAAAGATATTAGGGCAGCAGAAAATCTTGCAACATATTCTACAGCATCAGAATTTAAAGCAATTCCGTTTGATAAACTAGACCCTAAAACTAAAGGCACACTTGCTGCTAATGCTGCATATTCTGGTTTTACAGTAACCGACCCAAAAACTGGTGAAGTTAGAACACCCACTCCTGAAGAATATTATAATCTTCGTGGTGGCATAAATCAGTCTGGTTACTATGGCGACTCTTATACTGCTGGATTAACGCTTACCGAAAGAGAATATCAGACAGCAAGACTTGAGGGTGGAATTGGAACTACTGGGGCAGGTTCGGCTATTAATCTTGCTTCAGCGAAAAAAGCATACGACTATTATATTGCTCAAGGTGATAATCCAGTAAAAGCCTCTATTCGTTCAGGATATACTGGAACTAAATTTCAAGTTAAACCAGGAATTGGGCCAAAAGGTGAAAACCTTTATTTATATGATGGAAAATATTATGATGATGCTGGAAACGAAGTTTCTGAAGGACAGACTCTTTGGGCCAATTCTAGCGTTGTTGCTACATCTAGTACACCTGTAAATACATTTGTATCAACAGTATCTACATCTCAGCCAATTATTTCAGATACTTCTACTTTGAGTTCAACTAGTACTGCACGTTCTTTAGGTAGAGACCAATTCAAAAACAGTCTGGCTTTATTCTTTGGCGCTGCTGAAGCAGCCAAGCCCTGGGTAGATGCACTCTATGATGTGGTATCAAAGTTCTACAGAACTGGTTCTGATGTAAACGAATCATTTAATCTAGCACTTCAAGATGCTCGTAACAATCCTGCCTTGAAACCATTTACTGATAGATTCAAAGGTATATACGCCCTTCAAGATTTAAAACTTACAGGTAAACCAGTGCTTGTTCCGACCATTGCTGAGTATGTTGTATCTCAAGCAAAGATGGCAGATGTTCTTAGGGAGGCCAATCTAGGAGATTTAGCAACTGATGACTTTACAACTGAACTTATTAGCAAAGGCAACTCGGTTACTACTATTGCTGAAAAAATAGCAAAGGTATATCAACGTATTGATATGGCCCCTAAAGCCATTAAGGATACTTTGGGTCGCTACTTCCCAACTGTCGATAGAACTACTCTTGCTAAAACTCTTCTTACTGGACAAAAAGGTGTCGACCAACTTGTTGATGAACTTGAACAATATGAAGTTCTCGCCGCTGCAGAACAGCAAGGCCTCGGAGCAATCAATAGAATCGGTGGAGTAGACTTAGGTCGAGCACAGGAATATGCTCGCAGCGGTCAAACCTTTGCCTCTCTGACACCTCAGTTTAGCAGAATTGCTAGAGCACTTCCTACCACAACTAAACTTTCTGAGATATCTAAAGTTGAAGATATTGGTCAAGTAGGTTTGGAAAAGGCTCTTATTAGCCAATCTGCAAAAGAACTTGAAAAACTACAAAAATTAACTGAGCAAGAAGAAGCCCGTTTTGCGGGCAAAGCAGGTCGACTAGAACTCGGACTTGCATCACAGCGCAGAGCAAATCGCGCTTTCTAAAAGAGAATCCTGAGCGGACCCATCGGCCCCGCCAGCGTAACAGACCGATAGCAAGAGCCAACCCACAGTCCCCGCGTGGTCATTGAGGCTTGCGACTAACAACGAATAGAAGGGTGGTTGCTATGAGCAACAACTACTGGGAAGACGAAGAAGACGAACTAGATACCAACGATAACCTAGATGGAAATGACTTAGTTAAGAAACTAAGGAAAGCCAAAAGGTCAGATGAGAAACGTATCAAGGAACTTTCTGAACAACTTGAGGGATTCCTCAAAGAGAAGAAAGAATCAACCGTCCGTCAAGTCCTAGAAAAGAAGGGCGTAAACCTAAAGGCTGCACGTTTAATTATGAAAGACTTGGAAGAAATTAACGAAGAGACAGTTACTAACTGGCTTGGAGATAATGCCGACCTATTCGGAATTAAAATGTCAGATGCCCCCGAAATAGACAGGAACAACCTTGCTGCATTACGCAATCAAGATGTTCTTACTCAGGGAGCGGTTACTCCCGACAAAACGCAAGATGTTGAATCGCGTCTAGATAACGCATCCTCTACCGAGGAGATTCTAAGTCTCTTGCGTTCACAACAATAATCCGTTCATAGTCAAGGAGACTAAAACTAATGTCACAATTTACATCAACCGCGAGTACATCTCTCGGTGGAACAGTTGGTGGCGCAGGTCTCGTACAGAAGGCGTATGACCGTCTTCTCGAGTTCGCTCTCCGTTCAGAACCACTACTTCGTTCTGTCGCAGATAAGCGTCCTGCCCGTCAAGCAATCCCAGGTTCAACTGTAGTGCTACAGCGCTATGTTGACTTGGATGCAAAAACTTCAACACTAACAGAGACAACTGACCCAGATGCAGTTGCTCTAACAACCCCAACATCAGTAACCATTACTCTTAACGAGTATGGTAATGCTGTCCTAGTAACCCGCGCTCTTGAGTTATTCTCACTAGCAGACGTAGACCCAGCAATTGCAAATATCATTGCATACAACCTTGCTGATTCTATCGACAAGGTTGTTTCAACAACTCTTATCGGCGGAACTAACGTAATTTATGGTGGTAGCACTGCTACAAGCACCGCAACAATTACAGCAGCCGCAACAATTGATTCAGCAGACATCCGCAAGGCTGTTGCTAAACTCCGCGCTAATAAGGCCAAGGCTCGCCGTGGTTCTTACTACTGGTGCGGTATCCACCCAGAAGTTTCCCACGACCTGCGTGCAGAGTCTGGAAACCTAGGCTGGAACTTCGCTCACATCAACTCTGACCCAGCCGTTAATAACGTATGGGCTGGAGAAATTGGCGATTACGAAGGAGCATTCTTTGTTGAGTCTTCTCGTTTGCCAAATGCTAAAGATGGCGCAGACCAGGCTACTCTTGCCACAACCGCAGTAACCGTTGCAGGTACATCAGCAGGCTTCACCTTCGGTGTTGCTTCTTCTGCTGTAATTGCAACCCGCGCTGAGGTTGGCGACAAGATTTCTGGAACTGGCATTGCATCTACTGCAAAGATTACTGCTATCTCAACTTCAGGTTCAACAACTACATTCACTGTAGATGTTGCTAACACTGCTGCAGTTACCGCTACAACAACTGTAACTGTAACTCCAGTAACACGCGTATTTGATACTATCCTCTGCGGACAGCAAGCACTTGCTGAGGCTGTTGCAGAAGAGCCACACATTGTTATCGGAAACGTAACCGATAAGTTGATGCGCTTCCGCCCAATGGGTTGGTACGGCGTACTCGGCTTTGCACGTTATCGTGAAGAAGCACTGTATCGTATTGAATCAGGCTCCTCAATCGCTGCTCTCTAGTTGATTGACTCTGAAGGGTAGGCCTAGAAACCTACCCCTTGGGGTGAGTTCATTAGGAGGACTTATGACTGAATACATTTTTACAACCCCTGTGGTTGAAGAAGGCCCAGCAGGTCAAGCCCGCCTATTCTACTTTTATAAACTTGACAGAGGTATTACAATAGTACTAAAGCCTACGGGTGGGTACGCACAGATTCGCTACCCAGTTGATGGTGACTTGAAAGCATTTCCTGAAGTATACGCAGGTGGCTATAACCACACAGTAGATGATGCTACTAAGGCAGCACTAATTGCTGGCGGTGTAGGTGTCACAGAGGATAACTTTACAGCGATATGAAACATTGGGAACATCACCCTGAGCCAGTAGAAGGATGCTTTGGTTGCAAGGGTTTGAGTATACAGATGAACGCTGGCGATGCAGATAGTCGTAGAACTATTCCAAATAAAAAGTTCAATAAAGAATTGGATGCCTACAAAGAGGCGAGAGCCCAAGGTATCCAGCCCGCTGGAACTTCTATGAAGAAGATTCAAGAGGCAGTAAAGGCTAGTGAGATACTGGGTAAACCTTATGACTCTAGCAAAATGGCACCAACAAAACATATAAACAAACAATCAGCAGCAGTACTTAATCAACTAGGAGCATAAAATGCCAATGGTAAATGGAAAAGAATTTTCATACGGTAAAAAAGGTATGGCTATGGCAAAGAAAGCAGCCAAGAAGTCAGGTAAGAAAATGGTTATGAAGGCTGGAGCCAAGAAGATGGCTATGAAGAAAATGGGCAAGAAGAAGTAGTCAATCTAACTATAGAAAGTATAACAATGAACAAACGCGAATATGAAAACAGAAAATCGTGGCTTATCGATACAGCCGAAACGCCTAAAGATAAAAAGAATCTTAAAAGCGACTTGGCTGCGTTAGCAAAACTTTATAAAGCCTATCGCAAGGCTGGCGGAATTGTTGACTCAAACGCTAAGTCTCACGTTGTTGACCTCTATAGAAATACAGGTAAATAGTTATGGCTAAGAAACTTACAATGCAGCAAAAGTCTGAACGTGGCCGCTCTGAAAGACGTGTGGTTGCTCAGACTGCAAGGAAAGTAAGAGATATAAAAGAAGACGCCGCAATTGCTAAAGCCAATGCAATGCTTGATAAGATGATAAAAGAAGGTACTATCACAGACATTCAAGCAGCAAAACAAAAGATAATGAGAAAAACAGGTGCTTACCCAATGGGGGGAAATGAATAATGCCAACAAGAATAGGTAATTTATCTAAACAATTTGATGGTATGCCAGGACGAATTCCTAAGCAACCTACTCCCTCGCCTTCTCCAACACCAACGCGGAAAAGATTACCAGACAAACCAAAAAAAATAAAAGGCGGCGTTAACCCTAGCGGTTACACTACTTCCATAGGTGCTAGTGGAATGTCCTTTGACCACAAGATGAGTTAACAAAAGAAAGGTAAGTAAATGGAAAAGAAAGTAAAACGAGGTAAGGCTTACACAAAGTCTGGTGTAAAAACAATTAGTGGTAGTGCAGATACAACTCCTGTGCCATTATCACCAACCTTAAGACCTAATAACCAAGGCTTCGCTAAGATGCGTAAAGATTTTGAAGACCAATCAGGTGTCGGACCAGTCTATCGCTGGACATCTGGCAGATTTTCTCGGTAACAATGTCATCAGGACAATTGAAACCGCACTACGGTTTTAACTCTGTACAAATCAGAGATGGATATGTAGTGCGGTTAAACAAGAATGGAACAGTAAGAGCAGTACTAGGAAAGTATGGGGAATATGGCAAGCAAAGCAGACCCAAGGCTTAAGAGGGCTGGCGTAGCAGGTTTTAATAAACCTAAGCGCACCCCTGGACATCCAAAGAAGTCACACATTGTAGTGGCTAAACAAGGCAGCCAAGTCAAGACTATTCGTTTCGGCGAACAAGGTGCTGAGACTGCAGGCAAACCTAAGGCTGGAGAGTCTGAAAGAATGAAGAACAAGCGTGCATCTTTTAAAGCACGCCATAGCAAGAACATTGCCAAAGGTAAACTAAGTGCTGCCTATTGGGCAGATAAGGTGAAGTGGTGAAGAAGAAAGCAAAGCCTAAGGCTAAATCTAAAGTCAATGAGGCTGGTAACTACACTAAGCCTGGTATGCGTAAAGCACTATTCAATAAAATTAAAGCAGGTTCCAAGGGTGGAGACCCAGGAGAATGGTCTGCTCGTAAGGCACAGTTACTTGCTGTGCAATACAAGAAGGCAGGCGGAGGATACAAATAGTGGCACTGGCTAAATCACAGAAGTCTTTAAAGAGTTGGACTAAGCAGAAGTGGAAAACTTCTGATGGCAAACCTTCTAAGGGTAAGAAGAGATATCTACCTGAAGCAGCGTGGGCTAATCTAACTCCTGCTGAGAAGGCTGCTACTAATAGAGCAAAAGCCCAAGGTAATAAAAAGGGCAAACAATTTGTTAAACAACCAAAATCGATAGCAAAGAAAACGGCTGGGTATAGATAATGGCGACAGGTACAGCAGGTAGTTCATTTACAAGCGAACTTAATCGCTTAGCAAATAGTGGGACATATCCAGCATTGAGTTCATATCTGACTGCTACTGCTGCTGCTAATGGGTATGCAGGGACAACAGGTAAGACACTCATTGGAGCACTTAACCTAGAGGCTGATGCTAATCGTCAACCTAATGACTTTAAGGCTTTGGGCGGTATATGTAATGAACTTGCTGGAACTACTAACCTTTCACCTATGGAAGCCTTAAGGAGTATTGACGTATGACAACACTTGCAGAAATGATTGATGAAGTTCTTATCAATCTTTCAGGCTATACCTATCAACAAGACAGAAGCACATACCTTACTGCTGAAGTCACAACATTAACTTCCCCTAGTTCTTCGCCAACAATCTTAAGCCTCGGCTCCACCGATTCAGTAGGTAAAGGTGTCCTAGAGGTAGGCGAAGAGTTGATGTGGGTTGACTCATTTGACCGTATTGCTAACACAGCAACTGTTGCGCCCTATGGGCGTGGCTATCTAGGTACTACTGCCTCAACTGCTGCCGTAGATACCAAGGTCACAATCTCCCCTATATTTCCTAGGTATGTAATTAAGAAGGCTATCAACGATACTATCCGAGCAGTCGGAACTCAACTGATGGTTGTAAAGCAAACTACCTTTACCTTTAACGCAGCCCAAAACACTTATGACTTAAGTAATCTTAATATTGAATCTATCCTTACTGTTATGTGGCAAGACATTGGGCCATCTTTGGAATGGATTAGAGTCAATCGTTATGACTTTGACCCCTTAGCAGAGGCAACTTACTGGGGTGAGGGCAGTCAAACAATTAGCATTTATGATTATATTACCTCTGGTCGTACAGTAAAACTTATGTACGTTACCCAACCTACAGCATTCACATCTAACAGCCAAACTTTTACAACTCAGACAGGATATCCCGAATCAGCAAGAGACGTAATAATTTTAGGTGCAGCGTATAGACTACTTGCTTATCTTGACCCAGCACGTGCGTCTCAGATTAGCCCACAGGCTGATGAGATTGACGCCAAACGTCCGTTCGGTTCATCTAATAATGCTACTCGTCAACTCTTTGCTCTCTATCAGCAGAGACTAAGAGAAGAAATTTCTTCTTTCCAAGGTCAGTACCCTCCCCGCATTCGTTTTAACCGATAGGAACATAAATGCCAATACGTCAATACTCGTCTCGTAGCCAACAGTCAACACTGACTAGTGCTATAACCGCAGGTGCTGCTACTATGACAGTAGTTAACGGCTCAGCCTTACTGGGTGGTCAGAGCATTCCTTCAGGCAGAACTTTTACATTGGTTATAGATGTAGACACTGCTCTTGAAGAAATCGTAGATGCTACGGCGGTATCTACCAATACATTTACAATCACCAGAGCCATTGATGGTGCTTCTGCACAGTCACACTCAGCAGGTGCTGTAGTAAGACATATGGCTATCGGTAGAGATTACCGTGATGCCAATCTACATACACAGGCTTCTGCCTCTTACAATGATGGCGCAGGTAATGCCCAGTCAATGCACGGCATTGCATCTGGCGAAGGTGATGTAGTAGGTACAGCCAAAACACAGACTCTTACTAACAAGACTCTTACTAGCCCAACAATTTCTAACCCTACCTTTACTGGTACCCCGCTTGCTGCTGCAAGCATATCTTTTGAGGGTGCTACGGCTGATGACTATGAAACTATCCTGACTGTAGTTGACCCTACTCAGGATAATACAATCACCCTACCTAATACCACAGGTACAGTAGTCATTGTTGATGCTACCCAGACCCTAACCAATAAGACCCTGACCAGCCCTACCATCTCTGGTAGCCCTGTAATCACTGGTCTATCTAGCGCAGGTATGTCTGCCTCCTCGGCTACGCCGAAAGATTATGTAGATGCCATCCTAGGCTCAGCAACGGCTGCAGCCACTTCGGCAGCCTCGGCTGCTACAAGTGCTGCCTCTGCTGCTACCAGTGCTACAAGTGCCTCTAATAGCGCCACAGCCTCGGCAACGAGTGCCTCAGCAGCAGCCACAAGTGCCACAAGCGCTGCTGCCTCGGCTACCGCTGCTGCTACATCTGCTACAAGCGCAGCCGCTTCTGCTACGGCAGCGGCTACTTCTGCTACTTCAGCAGCAGCATCGGCTACTGCCGCTACTACTTCAGCCACATCTGCTGAGACAAGTGCTACATCATCGGCTACATCAGCCAGTGCTGCTGCTACTTCGGCAACATCAGCAGCAGCCTCAGCAACGGCTGCAGCAACTAGCGCTACATCTGCAGCAGCATCTGCTACCGCAGCAGCCACATCAGCAACTTCTGCTGCTGCTAGTTATGACCAGTTTGATGATAGATATCTAGGCAACAAGTCATCTGACCCTACTTTAGATAATGATGGTGGCGCACTACTAACTGGTGCGCTTTACTTTAATGATGTTATTGATGCTATGAAGGTTTACAACGGCGCTTCTTGGGACTTAGTAGCCCCTGACACATCAGCCTTTATTGACAAAGCAATTCTTACCGCTAAGGGCAGTATCATCTCAGCAAGCACAGCCTCAACCCCTGTAGCCCTGACTGTTGCTGCTACTGACGGCTATGTTCTAACAGTTTCATCCGCAACAACTTCAGGTCTAACTTGGTCTGAAGTAGATACAGAATCAATTGAAATCAAAACGCTTATGGGCGTTCTTCTCTAGGAAAGGTACAGTAACTAATGGCTGTAACATCAAAGACGCTGGCTAGAACAGCAGCAGCAACAACAAGCACAACTCTATACACACAACCGAATACTACAACTACAACAGTTATTACCAATATCTTGGTGACTAATACTACTGGCAGCACTGCTAACTTTACACTGGCTTTTGCTACTGTAACCTCAGCATCATCAGTATCTGTTGGTGCCTATGACACTACAGTGATAGATATGAAGCAGGTAATCCCACCTACTAGCCCAGCAGCAACCATCACTGGCTCTGCTTCTACTACTGGTGTTAACTTCCACATCTCTGGAGTGGAGATTTCTTAATGACTCCTGTCTATAAATTATCTGCTAACTCCGTAAGAAATGGCAGAACTGTTTATGGGAGTATGCTGGCAGGTAATTCTACTTTTACGCCTCCCGTCTTTGAATCCATCGCTACTGTATCTGTTGGTAGTGGCGGTGCTGCTACTGTAGAGTTTACTTCTATTCCTGCTACCTATACACATTTACAAATTAGAGGTATTGCTCGCGGAACTAGAACAGATTTTTCTATTGACCAACTTTATACAAGAGTTAATAGTGATACTGGTTCTAATTATGCTTGGCATTGGCTTTATGGAAATGGAACAAGCGCCAGTACTGATAATGGAATTAATGCAACCAGTATGAATCTAGGCTGGTTTGCTACTGCTTCTACATCTTCAGTTACAAGCGCTTTTGGCGGAGTAGTTATAGACATTTTAGATTATGCCAATACTAATAAATTCAAGACTTTTAGAGTTCTCAGTGGTAATGACTTTAATGGTGGCGGTGGTACTTATACTGGAACAATTATTTTTGCATCTGGTTTATGGCGTAGCACATCTGCCATAACTTCAGTTTCATTTGACCCATCCGCAAATGACTTTGCACAATACTCACACTTTGCCCTATACGGCATAAAAAGCGCCTAGGAGATTACAATGACAATTAACTTTTCAAAGGGGGCATAGCCAATGGCAATTACTTATGAGCCGATAGCAACAACAACGCTTTCAACTGCTACTGCAACAGTTACCTTCTCAAGCATTAGTGGTAGTTATACTGATTTGTTTTTAGCGGCTAGCATAAAATGGACTGGTTCAGGAGATTCAAGTTTTGGCATAAGATTTAATTCTGATAGCGGTTCTAATTATTCTATTACACGACTTTATGGCAACTCTGGCGGTGTTGGAACCGATAGAAGTAGTAACGCTACATCAAGTCGTGGAGGACAATTAGATGCAACAAATTTTTCTGCTAACTTTGCTCACATAATGAACTATTCAAATAGCACAACATATAAAACTTTAATTTGGCGTTCAAATATATCAACTAGCACAGTTTTTACTGGTGTTTCTTTGTGGCGTTCTACTTCTGCTATTACTTCAATTGATTTAAGTTATTTTGATGCCGCAGGAAATTGGGCTTCAGGTTCAACCTTCACCCTCTATGGAATTAAGGCGGCATAACTATGGCTAATACTTTTGTTGCTTTAGCAACTGTGACTGTTGGTAGCGGTGGGGCGGCTAGTATTGACTTTAACTCAATTCCGCAAACTTATACTGACTTACAACTACTTATATCTGCCCGAGATAATGACGGGGGTTATGGAAGTGGTCTTAGTCTTGCTTTCAATGGAACAAGTTGGGGTAGTAATAGAGAACTTTATTCATATAACGGTTCTCCAGGGACTGGGCTGACCTCAGGCGAATCGGTTGGAAATGGAAATGGAGCAACAGCAAGCACTTTTGGTAACTCCTCTGTTTATATCCCAAACTATACAGATTCTAACACCAAGGTTGCCTCTGGCGATGGAGTTAGTGAAAACAATAATGCCAACAATGTTCTTCTTGCATTTCACGCAATAAAATCAACAATAACTGCAGCAATTACCTCTATCTCAATAAACCCAGGTGGAACACTTTTTCTTCAATACTCAACCGCCACCTTATACGGCATCAAAAACTCCTAAGAAAGGAAAACAATGACACATAAACTCGTAGTGGACTGCTCAACAGGAGTAGTCGCAGAGGTAGAACTAACTGCTGAGGAAATTGCTCAGCGAGAAGCAGACGCAGTTGCTTATGCTGCACAGAAAGCAGCAGAGGAAGCAGAGGCACAGGCTAAGGCAGAGGCTAAGGCAAGCGCCGAGTCTAAACTTGCAGCACTTGGTTTAACAGCAGAAGAAATCGCAGCACTATCTAAGTAAAGAACAGAGGGGACAATGATACAAAAACAAGAGACAGTAGCCATCGGCTGGTGCGATAACGGCAACACCGATGGTAAGTTTACCGAAGGACTAATGACAGCAGTCATTGCTGGTCCTAACAATGGTATGCGCTTTACTACATCTATCCGTGTTCAGGGTAATCAGATAGGCAGACAACGCCAGATACTCTTTGATTACTGGGCAGATAAACTAAAGACAGACTGGATACTATGGGTAGATTCAGACATAGTATTAAACCTAGAGGCTATGCAGAAACTCTGGCAGACAGCCGATAAGATTAACCGCCCTGTAGTTAGTGGTGTTTACTTCATATCTAAAGAGAATGAGGGCAGTCTAATGCGCCCGTTCCCAGTTTTATTTGATGATGTAGATGAATTCCAAGTCCGCTATCACCACCCATTACCTGACAACCAAGTTATCAAGGTTG